TGCTGATGCTGCAGACAATTCTGATTGCGATGCGACGCTGGTGTGCGTGGTGATCGTTGGACGAATAAAGGTTTTTGATTGTCCACTGTCAGGGTAAGCGCGTGCGCCAACTGCCTCGACGACTGGACGCAAGAAGTTCAAGTCTTGTACCAATGGGCCAAGGACTGGAACTGGCAAGAGACCCGGTGTATCGGTCGTGATGACATCGCCTGCAGCTGCTTCGAATACGGTGCGCTTTGATGCGGTGTACTCTGCGACTGCTTTGTTCATGTTGTGGAAAGTGTCGCCGCCGATGTGGTAGGCAGCCATGAACTCGCCTGCGTTTGGCAACTTGAACTCGCGTTTTGCTTGTGCTGGAATTGCAGCGGTTGGGATGGTTGCCTCGACTGCTGGGACTGTTACTTCTGACATGGGTTCTGTCTCCTCTGTGGGTTCTTGTATTTCATTATTGTCGGTCTCTTCGGGTTCGTGGTGGATACTGGCAGCAATATCTGTGATGACTGCGCCAGCGAACGCTGGAACTGGAACCATGGACAACTCGATCCAGTCGGCAGCCAACACAGTGATTGAGCCGTCCTTGTTTGCTCGGGTCTTTGTTGGGTTTACGCCAACAGATACCGAGTCAAGAACACCGTCAAGGGCGAGCTGCAAAGCCTCGTCGCCTGCCGCGGTCTTGCTGATTTTGGCGGTAAACATCATGCCTTCTTCGTCGTCAATTCGGCTGGTCACAATGCCGATGGCGCTGTCAGCCGAATGATTGAGATATAGGCGGGGTGCTTTGCCGTCAACTGGCAGGCTGCCACGCTCAAAAATGACCTCTGTGCCGTCTGAGACTGTGGCTGCTACCCCGTAAGGGACGGCGATGCCTGTAATCGTTCTGGTTGGTGTGCCATCGCTGGCGGCTGCGTCAATGCTGACACTGCTGGCGGTAAATCTAATCATGAGTTTGCGATCTCCTCTTGCGTGTTTTCTGATGTTGGTGTTTCCATTTTGTCTGCTAAATAATTCTCTTCAAGGTATGACTCGTAATCGAAGGCAACGAAAGTGCCGTTTGGTAGCACATTGTTCATTGACAATGTTTCTGCTATTGCGTCGGCGTAAAGTTTCACACCGAAGAACAGCAAGTCCATGCGCGCCTGTTGCGATGACTGGTAAGAGTATGACCCGGTCGATACGCCAATCAGATACGGCGGCACATTGCCGATGCGTCCACCAGTTTCTAGTGCGCTGTAGTTTGCTGACTCGATGAGCAGCATTTTGTCTGGTGACATTGTTGTCGGCTCGTAAGATAAGAACTCGTTTAGCGCGGCGGTCTGATTGGTTGCGCGCGCTTGGTTAAATGCAGCTGCAAGATCGGCGAGTTCTTGTGCGCTTAGCGGTTCGCCACCAGTTTGTTTTAGCACACCAGCAGGGATCGACGATGAAGCATTGCGCGCTCGAGCATCTTGGATTTTAATTGCGGTCTCGATGGCGGCCTGCGATGAATACACCATGCCTTGTGTAGGCGACAAGAACTGGATCAAGTTTTTAGGGTCGATCTCTCCGCCTTGAAAATAAACTTGCGATGATGGCGCGAACCATACGGGGCCAGCCATGTCTGTCGTCGTAACTGAGCCTGCTGGTAGTCGAGTAAAGGTTGCTGGGAATCCGTCAGCGGTGCGGCTGGTGATGTACCAGAATGCGCGCCCATAAAAATACAAGTCGTCAAATGTCCAACTCATTAGAAAGTTGTACGGGACGGTTGGGTCTGGTCGACGCAGCCAAGTGCGCGGCGCAATATAAACGCGTTCCATTTCTTCGCCGTTCCACATTTCGTTGTACATCTGCAATGGCATGCAGCCGATTACTGATGCAAGTAGATCGCGCGCGCGTGAGATCGCTGGGATCGAGATTGCCGCGGCTCGCAGTTCGCCTTCGCGATAGGTGTAGTACTGACCGATCATGTTCTTGCCAACATTGCTGCTGTTATAGCCTGGACTCATTGCACCAGCAGCTGCCGCTTTAGCAGGCGCTGGACTGATGGCGGCCTTGCTTACTTTGCGGTCAAATAATCCCATGCCACAACATTACAGATGCAAGCGCTGTGATGGTGGCACTCGATCGGCCTAATCAGTTCCCGACGAAAGGCTAGGTACTTCGACCGAGTGCCGAGGGTATGTTACTGACTAACAGTGACCAGCATCGGCTTCCCCGACACTGATGGCCTCGAGCACAATGCAGCCGCCCAGATCATGCAGCGACACAACTCGATCGGCCCGGGTGATCTCTGCGATGACACCGCGACAGACCCTTGCGATCGGACAGCGACCGCGCGCTGGACATGTTCAGCAAGTTGGGTTGAGCCGTCATGTAGCAGCATTTTTTCTGCTATTAAGTTTCTTACTGTGGGGGTGTATTTGAGTATTTCGCCGTAGCCGACGATGACTTTTTTGGTTTCTAGGTGTCGAGGCCACTGGATGTCGATGCTGGGTGAGATAGCAAACTTGCAGCCGTCGGCAGTAAGCCGATCGACCTCAAGCAAGAGAGCTGCAAAACTGTCCACAACGAAGGCCACGGTCACGACAATGCGGCGATCTGGTAGTGCCACGGCGCGCAGGCCGAAGTAGCGCGAGTCGTCCATGCTGGTCTCGATGGCAACGATGCCGCCTTTGGGTATGTCGCCTTCGTGCTCAAGTGCAGGCCAGACACCCGGCGGTATCCAGCCGCGATCGGAAGCCACCCACAGATTGACGGATGCTCGTAAGAATTGTGCGCGGTCAGGGTTCTGAGACTCGGCCTCGATCGTTGACAGTTCCAAAGTGTGCCCGAGCGCAGGGTTGCCGTAAGCCCATGCGGCAGGGTTCATCGGGTCAAGGTCAGGCGGTGGTGACCACTCGGCAAAGTACAGCGACGATCGCTCTCCGCGGTCTATGGCTCGTAGTCCCTGCTCACGCCAACGCAGAAACGCGGTCGATGCTTCAGTGCCAGCAGTTGACCAGCAGCTGAGCAGCGGTGATTTTCGTGCGCGCATAGATGGGATCAGACCGCCGTCAATAGCGAGCTGCGACATGTCCCAGATTTCGTCTGCCACGATCAGATCGTTGCTCGTGCCGTGACCGACCGATGGCTTCGCCGCGCGTACCGTCCACTTGCTGCCGTCTGGCATTGTCACCGAGTTACGACCGTAAGCCTTGACACAAGATGCACCGAAGCGAGCCTCAAGCACTGGGGCTATCTCATCGAACAGAGTGATCGCCAAGTCGAGCCTGTTAGCGGTCGTGAGGACGGTCTGCTTCTTGCCCCGTATTTTCGGCATCTCTGTGAGCCACCAGCCGACAAGACTACCTAGAGCAACGGTCTTGCCGTTCTGTCTGGCAGTAGAAACAAGGCTTGTCCGATGCAGCAGCTCACCATGCTCGTCATAAGCCAGCTGACCGTCAAGCGCGCGCACCTGCCAAGGCATAAGGGTCAGCCCTAGATGCTGTTCTGCCCATCCCTGAACATCAGCCCCGAACGATCCTGCATGATCCGTGACGATCGTTTCCAGTCGAGGCCAGTCATGGCTGATCGCCGCCAGTTCAGGCTGGTTGCCATCCGATAGAGACAAGACTTGGGTCGGGGTCGATCTCTTCTCTTCATAAAAAACCTCTTTGATATTTCGCACTCCATTTTTTTGCATTGACTCGTGGCGTGAGTGTTGGCGGTGTGCGTTTCTAGCGGTGACATATCTGTGGCCTTTGATGTTGTTGCAGGCCGCGCAGCATGGTGCAAGGTTGTCCATCGAGTGGTCGCCCCCGGCATCGAGTTCAAGTATGTGATCTACTGTGTCTGCGTTGGGTTTGCCGCAGTATGCACAGTCAGGCTTGTTGGCTAGTACCTTGCGTCTGTTGGCTGTGTACTGGGGGTCTCGGTGTGCTTTGCTCATGCTCTCGCGCCTTCGGCTTGAGCTAGCGCGGCGCAAGCGCCTTGCTCTCGTTCTCTTGTGGTGTTGTTTGTTGTCGGGTTCATGTCGCCTCGGTCTTTGTTTGTTAACGGTATGTCATCTATGTGAGCCTAATGCGGTAATGCTCACCCACGGGATGCCTCACTCCGTTACCTCATTACCTACCTGATTATGTTTACAGGTCGCCTCGACGCTTTGCCTAACTCATTTCGTGTTGCATGTTTCAGGGCGCGTCGATCTACCCTCGTTACCGAGTGTTACCAACTGCCTTGCGACGGGCTTAGGTCGATGAGACTTATGAAGTTTTAAGTAATGGTTGACGCAAGTAACTGGATATCCAGTCAAGGTCAGCAGGCCGCCACACCCAGACCACTGCGCCCTGTTCAAGGACGCTTAGCCATCTACTCTGAAGCGGTGAGACCTTGCCTTTGTCGCTTTTAAGTTCTGCGAATATAACACGCCCACTGGGGTGTGCCAGTACGAGGTCTGGAAAGCCGTGGTCGCCTAGCTCATGTGTGGCCCAGATGCCGCGTCTGTTCATAGACGGCAGTGGGTGATGCACGAGCCAGCCTGAGTGCTTAGCGATGCTTATCACGATCTTTTGGAAATCTGCTTCTTTCACTTCCACGCCTCAATAACACGGCTGGCCTGTGAAGCGCTCAAAGTTTCCAAGATGACATCGTTGACCCCGAGGAAGGCGTGCAGCTGCTCAAGTGTTTCGCCTTCGTCCCAGCCTTTACCACGGGCAAGCGCCTTGATGTAGGTCTGCTGTTTAGGGCTTACAAACGCCCCTGCCGATGGCTGTGGCTTCGGTACAGGCTGTCCTGAGCCGACTACAGCGCGCACAGGCACAGTCCTCTCAACCTTTTCCATCTCTTGGCGTGAAGGTCGAGGGCCAGCAGTCCCGATTGGGCTGTTGCTAATCATTCTGCCGATGGCACTGGTCTCACAATTTTCAACAAAACTGGTCGCATTAACGCCACGATCTGACACTGTTTCCTCTGCATACCCGGTGGCGATCATGCGATCCTCGTCGTTGAAGCCTTCCGCGCGCATAACAATGCGTGAGCCGTCGTAGGTATAAATGTGAGTCTCAATGCGTCCCTGTGGGTATGCGTCCCACCAGCGCACAAGTCTGTCTGCCACTGTTTCGTAATTCTGTAGATCGAAGCCCATTTTGTCTGCCTTTTCTTTTCGCTTATTGTCGTTCTCTATTGCTCTGGCTGTTCGTTCACGATGCTTTAGTGTGCGATCTGACGGCAAGTATCTGCCGAACTTGGTCACGCCACACGCCACACGATTGCAGGGTTGCCTGCCTTGGTAAGTCGTTCGAGGCCTGAGTCCACGATGAAGCCGTCTTTTACTAGTGAGCCGCGTGTTGGTCTGACAGTGTTGCCTGAGATGCTCAGTGCTTCTTCGATCTCTTCATCGGTTGCACCGCCTACGCGGTTGATGAAGTCGTACACGCGTTTACGCTTTGAGCCTGACTTGGGTAGTGCGCGTAAAGCAGCATTCGCAGATGTGGGGTGTGCTGATCGGCTAATCGCGACAACATTGCGCTCGATCGTAAATGGTTTTTCTTTGTATCCGCCGAGGCCAAGGGTGGCTTGGAAGAGCTGTAGGTCTGACATGTCGGGTGTCCTTTGTTCGGGTTACTGGGATGATGTTAGATGATGAGTTGGCTGAGTTCGGTGATGGCGAGCTGTAGGAAGTTTGCGCGTGGGTCTTCCATGCGGCGTAGGTCATCGCGTAAGGCTTCGAGTTCGCCGACGAGATGGTAAAGGTGTGATGCCTTTGATCGCCGTACATGGTTCGGTGTGAACAGGTCGTCGATCATGCCCATCATCGCCCGGGTGTGCTCGGTGATCCCAGTCTCGGGATAGATGCTGTTTATTTCGCTGTCGCCCATGGTGCCCATCCTGAATTGTTGTATATAGCAAGGGTGGCGCGCAGTGAGATCGTCGCATTAAACAGATCGCTGCACTCTTCTAGTATGCCTTTTTCTTGTAGCCAGCCGATAGGCCAGTTGCTGTTGGGCAGACACCAGAAGCCGTTGATCTGTGTCAAGCCATACGATCCTGAGTTGGGATCGCTCAAGTTATGCGCTGTTGTTTGACAGCGTGACTCGCGGTGCATGACTAGGTCAAGTGTGCCAAGTTGATCGGCTGGAAAGCCAAGGTCAAGGGCCAGCTGTAGGGCATCGTCACAAGTGGCGATCGTGGTGATTGTGGTAGTCGGGGCGACTGTCGTTGTGACGGGCAATACTGCCTCGTAGTAGGCAGCTGGGATGATGTTGCTATTTGCCTCTGGAAGGCTTCTAGCGACCCCTAGGAAGGTCGTAAACGCCCAGATGGTACTAATGATGCCTGCGATTATTTTGGGGGCTGTAAAGATCATTTTTTCTCCAATTGGTAAGGGACACCCCAGCTGCCTGCGGCGTCCTTAAAAGCGAGCTGCGAGTGCAGCACTCTGCCGTCGAGTGGGTCACGAAATATCTGCACCATGACTTGCTGACCGCTATCTAGGTTTGAGGTGTACACCTCGTAGATGTAGGTCTTTGCGTCCATGGTTTTCGCTTGCCTTCCGTCGGTACATCGACCCTAGGCAATGGGTGTGACTAAAGCAAGGATTTAGCCTGTTTCCATTGCTGCACAAGGGCTGGAACGCGGTCGCCGACATAGTAAAAAATGTGCCATGGCTCTGATTGCACTTCCCAAGTGAAGCCGTAAGCCTGAATGTTCTTAAGCATGAATTGCATGCGGCCTGTTTCTGATGCATCCGAAATGTCACAGGCCAGCCCAAGATTATGCCGCGATGAGCCAGGTGCCGCCATTGGCGCACAGTTCGGCTTGAGATAGTAAGTGTTGCCTTTCCACACTCGCGTCGATGCGCCTGCGATCGGCTGTGTCTGGTAGCGAGCAAGGAAGCCAGCGGTCTGTGTAGAGATGCTGCGATAACAATCGGCTGCCGATGTCGGCTTAAAGGTCTTGACTCCAGCAGCGAAGGCTGCATCGCGTAGAGCCATGTATGCGTCAGCTGCTAGTGGGTGCAGTTTGCCGTAAGGCTTGACATCGACGAGCAAGCCTGCTGGTAGTTCACCCGGGGTTACATGCCGAAGCGTTGACGGCATCACTAACTTGTGATAGTGGCGCTCAAGTTTGTCTGGGACGACAGTGAGCGTCGGTGCTTTAGGCTTCGGGGTTTTTGCCGATGCCATAAGCTTTGTTTTTCGGGTTGACATAGCCGATGAATAGTGGTGCTACAGCTGCAATGGCTGCGCCGAGTAGGTCGTTGGGGTCGGTGTTGCCTGACATGTAGAGCGCTACTGCTGCGGCGATGGCACTGTTGATGTAGGTCGAGATCATTGCTTTATCACTGGCTTTCATTTGTTGCCCCTGTCTGTTTGGCTTTTTTCATTCCGTTAGATGCTAATAGGCCGCCGAGTGATCCTGTGAGGAACACGACAACGGTTGAGAGTAGGTCTATGAAGGCTGCGTCGTTAGGGGCTTGCTCAAGCGGCTGGTTGACGAACAGTAGGCCATACACGAAGCCAAGCACGATTGCGGCAAAGCTGATCGACAGTGTGATGCCGACGATCAGGATTAGTCGGGCGTGTTTATCCTCTGGCGACATCGCAGGCCGTCCTCGTAAAGCACCGATTAGGTTCGATGTTGACTCTTGTGCTGGCGCATCCATTTAAGACCGCCGCTATGACTGCAACCATAAAAGCGAGTGCAGCATATTTAGCCCAAGAGCGCGGCTGCTTCATCTGCTGTTAGTCCAAGTTTGTCTAGGACTGCTTGCCGTGCAGCGGCTTTATCGGCTGCCGATTGTAATTGTTGTTCGTGTTCTATTAGGGCAATTGCCGCCCACGCTTCGTATTCCGCTAACTCTATTTCGGTCATGTCGCGATCCACGCCGTTGTCGTTGATTTTCATTATCAAACCGCCTTGCTGTATCCGTAAATTGTGTATGCGCCAGTCATTGTGCCAGCAGATACTAAAAACTCGATGCCGTCGTAGGCGGTAGC